CGATAGGACTTGTCTAAAAATGTGTATGGATAGAATCTTACCTACACATAAAGCAGTAGAACTTAGGGCAGGTAACGATAAAGGTAATGTCATCATCAACGTAGGTGGTCTTCAGGCTAAGGTAATCGAAGCTGAGGAACAGAAACCACTTGAGTACGATGAAGGTGTCATTATAGATGATGCTGATATAGATAAAAAGGTAGTAGAACTAAATGAGTAGGGAGTTAGATGTCTCTCTACATCCAGCCCAACTAGAGATATTTAATAGTGAGGCTAGATTTAAGGTAGTATCTGCGGGGAGACGCTTCGGTAAGTCTCGTTTAGCTGCTTGGATATTAATAATCAAGGCACTACAATCGAAGGATAAGGATGTATTCTATATAGGTCCTACCTTCCAACAAGCTAAAGATATAATGTGGGGTATGTTGAAGGAGTTACTTCAGGATACAGACTTAATACAACAGACCCACGAGAATACAGCTACTATGACTTTGGTCAATGGTAGGAAGATTTCTCTCAAAGGTAGCGATAGACCAGATACTCTGAGGGGCGTAGGTCTAGCTTATGTAGTTCTAGATGAATATGCCTCTATGAAAGTAGAAGTATGGGAACAGATAATTCGTCCAACACTTTCGGACGTAAAAGGGGGTGCACTCTTCATTGGGACTCCAGCCGGGAAGAATCACTTCTATGAGATATGGCAAGAAGCTAAGGATGAGAAGAAGGAAGATTGGGAGGCATTTCAATATAACTCCATAGATAATCCTATATTAGACCCTGAAGAGATAAAAGTAGCTAGGGAAACAATGAGTACCCAAGCATTCAGGCAAGAGTTCGAGGCAAGTTTTGTCTCCTTCACTGGCGGTATATTTAAGGAAGAATGGATTAAGTATGATACAGAAGAACCTAAAGAAGGTAATTACGTCATTGCAGTCGACCCTGCAGGATTTGAGAAGGTCGAGAAAGAGCGTGGTCTCAAAGGTTCTAAGTTGGATGAAACAGCTATTTCGTTGGTTAAAATCCATAATGATGAGTGGTGGGTTAAAGATATACTACACGGTCGCTGGTCCATTAAAGAAACTGCTAAAAAGATTTTATCTACAGCTATTGAAAATCAAGCGACAACTGTAGGTATAGAAGCAGGAGCGTTAAAGAACGCTATCTTACCTTATCTAGAAGATGAGATGAGAGCATCAGGAAGATGGGTAGTGATTACAGATGTTACTCACGGTGGTAAGAAGAAAGCAGATAGAATTACGTGGTCTCTTCAAGGTAGATTAGAACACGGAAAGATTTCGTTTAACAAGGGTTCTTGGAATAAAGATTTTGAATCCCAGTTAATTGAGTTCCCAACTTCAGGGACACACGATGATATGATAGATAGTCTCGCCTATATAGACCAAGTATCTATGGCGGACTTCATACATACTATAGATGTAGAGGAAGATTGGAAACCAGTTGATGATATAGCAGGATATTAATATGGGATTATTTAGTGGTTGGTTCTCGGATGATGAGGAAGAAGTAAGTGAAGAGGAACAGAGAGCTTTAGATTATTATGAAAAGCACGGTAAAGTACCGAAGTTCAAAGATGGTAGTTGGGCTTTAGATTATATACCTAGTTCTTTAAATAACATAGACCGACAACAATGGATGTTACAAACTGACGGTCAACTTCAAGTAAAAAAATAAGGATTATATGGCGAGTAATTACAATTCAGACGGGAACGAATATCAAGCATTAGCGGGTTGGTTATCCACTCGTCTAGAGCAGTGGCGTAATCATCGTGATAATAATTATCTTAAATCTTGGGATGAATACTATAGATTATGGCGTGGAATGTGGACTATCGAAGACCAGAACCGTAAGTCAGAGAAATCTAAGTTAATAACTCCTGCTTTACAACAGGCAGTAGAAGCTAGTGTAGCAGAATTAGAAGAGGCTACCTTCGGTAGGGGTAGGTGGTTCGACCTACAAGATGATAAGATGGACCAGAATCCTCAAGATGCTGAGATGGTACGTGCTCTCCTACAGGAAGATTTAGAAGGAGCAGGTGTAAAGGACGCTATATGTGAGGTATTCCTTAATAGTGCTGTATATGGCACAGGAATAGCTAAAATAATCACAGAAGAGAAGGTAGAGAATAGACCAGTAGAACAACCAGTAGAAGGTACTCTGACTTCTGTACGTGCTCTAGAAGAATATGTCAACGTAGAAGTAAGATTAGAAGCTGTATCACCTAAAGAGTTCCTCATAGACCCAAGTGCTAATACTATCAATGAAGCTCTAGGAGTCGCTCACGAGGTATATAAGCCACGTTATATCTTGACTGAGGGTATGGATAAGGGTATATACAGAGAAGTCGATATAGCAGCAGATACGGACGTAGTGCAAGTAGGTTTTGACCCTGAATACACAAATAGAGATGCCTCAGACCAGATAAAGATATGTGAATATTGGGGTAAAGTACCAGCTAAATTCTTAGATAAGAAAGAATCTACAGATAATTTCGAGTACGATGAAGATGAATTAGTCGAAGCAGTAGTAACTATAGCTAACGATGAATATATATTGAGAGCAGAAGAGAATCCATTTATGATGGTAGATAGACCTTTTGTATCTTACCAGCACGACCTAGTCCCAAATAAGTTTTGGGGTAGAGGGGTCTGCGAGAAGGGATATAACCCACAGAAAGCATTAGATGCAGAGATGAGAGCAAGAATAGACTCTCTAGCACTAACTACTACTCCGATGATAGCCGCAGACGCTACTAGACTACCGAGAGGCATCAAACTAGAAGTTAGACCCGGTAAGACTATACTCACTAACGGAGACCCTAGACAAGCTATTATGCCTCTGACTCTAGGACAGACAGACCCACAGACTTATCAACAAACTACATCCCTACAGAATATGATTCAGATGGGTACAGGTAGTGCAGATATGGGAGTTCCTGATAGAGCTACTTCTAGTGGTATGTCTATGGCACAGAGTGCTAGTATAAAGAGACAGAAACGTACCCTGATGAATTTCCAGAATACATTCTTAATCCCTATGATTAATAAATCTATGTGGAGGAAGATACAGTTCGATGTAGATAGATATCCAGTCAATGATTATAAGTTCATTCCTTACTCTACTATGGGTATTATGGCTAAAGAATTAGAGATGCAACAGATGGTCTCTATGCTACAGTCAATTCCGAAAGACTCTCCAGCTTTCAACGTCCTTTTGTTAGCAGTCTTCCAGAACTCTAGTATCCATAACAGAGACCAAGTAGTACAGGCTCTGATGCAAGGGATGCAACCAGACCCTCAGCAACAGCAGATGCAACAGATGCAGATGCAGTTACAGATGGAACAAGCTAAGGCTGATATACAGAAGACATTAGCTGAAGCACAGGAAGAACAAACTAAAGCTATGAAGAATGCTGCAGAAGCAGGAACTAAACAGCCTAATGAGTTAGATGTACAAGAAAGAATAATAGGTCTACAGAAAGAATTAGCTAGTATAGAGAAACTTAAAGCTGATATAGAGAATACTAATTCAGAGACATTTAGAAATATACCAGAAATAGAGCACCTCAAATCGGAGACAATGCTAAATTATGCAAACGCACTCGGCAGAAACAGACAATAATAAAGAATTTTACCACAATAGGTTATCGTTAGTAGAACAAGATGGTTGGAGAGATTTAGTTAAAGAACTAAGTAATCTCATAGACCAAATAGATACTTTAGATACAGTGGATAACGAGAGTGACCTTTGGTTCATTAAAGGTCAACTGTCAATTCTTCGACAGGTAGTATACTTAGAAGATGCGACACACCAAGCGATGGAAGAACTAGATTTATAGCTCCATCATATTTATCACTTCATAACCCCACAGGGGCGGAGAATATAACAAAATGAGTAATATAGTAGTGGACGCTGATTCCACAGTAAATGACAGCACAGTAGAGACAACAGAAGTATTTGAACCAACAACAAATGATGTACAGCCAGATGAACAAGTAGCTGAATCGGCAGAATTAAAAGAGTATGCCGAACCTACCATCCCTGAGAAATTTGCTGGTAAGACTCCTGAAGAAATTATAGATAGTTATACTAATCTCGAAAAGGAATTGGGACGTAAATCCCAAGAAGTCGGAGAGTTAAGAAAATTATCAGATAGTTTCCTACAAGCTGAAGTTGCTAGGCAGCATAATCCACAAGGTAACACTCCATTAGAAACTGAAGACAATGATACTTCTAATGATTTCTTTGATGACCCTAATAAGGCTGTCAATGATATGATAGAGAATCACCCTAAGTTTCAACAGTTCCAACAGTACCAAGCTCAACAAGCACAAGCTGGAGCTAAGGCACAGTTAGAACAAACACATCCTGATTTCACTAATGTCGTACAGGACAAGAAGTTTCAGGAATGGGTTCAGGAAAGTCCCATCCGTATGCAGATGTTTCAAGCAGCAGATGCCTATAACTTTGACGCAGCCAACGAGCTATTATCCAACTGGAAAGATAGGTCGATGATAACTAAAACTGCAGAAGTAAAGCAGAAAGCCGAAGTAGATAGGAAAGATGCTCTTAAATCAGCTACTACAGAATCAAGGACATCCACGAGCCCAGGAGGAGGAAAGACGTTTAGACGTGCTGACCTAATCCGATTAAAAATGGAAGACCCTAATAGGTATGAGTCTCTGCAGGATGAGATATATGCAGCTTATGCAGATGGAAGGGTTGTTTAAATAAAAGCTATAACTTAGGAGTTAAATAATGGCAAATATGACGGTGACTACGGTCGCTAATTTCATCCCAGAGATTTGGTCGGATGAAGTTTTAGCGACATATAAGTCGAATCTTGTTGCTGCTAATCTAGTACGCAACTTAAACCACCAAGGTAAGAAAGGCGACACAATCCATATCCCAACACCGGGTAGGAATGCTGCGTCAGCTAAAACAGCAGATACTGAGGTAACTTACATCACAGATACAGCGACAGATACATCTGTGGTAATTAACAAACACTTTGAATGGACAACTAGAATTGAGGATATCGCAGAGCTTCAAGCACTTAATTCTATGCGTAAGTTCTATACAGATGACGCGGGATACGCATTGGCAAAAAATGTGGACTCTCAAATCATTACTGATTTAGATGGTGCTTCTGCACTAACTGGCGGTAATTCTGTTATTACTAGTGTAACTGACTGGGATGCTTCTATCCTAGCAGCTATTGAAGTGTTAAACGATGGTGATGTTCCTGTAGACGGACGCTCTTTAATCGTTACTCCATCTGCTATGACTGCATTGATGAGTGAAGAAAGATTCACTGAGCAACAGTTCATAGGTGACGGCAGTGCTATAAAGACCGGGAAAATTGGCTCTATCTATGGTGTAGATGTATATATGTCTACTCAGGTAGGTACTGGTTCTACTGAGAAAGCTTTCTTATTCCAGAAAGACTCTCACGTACTAGCTACTCAACAGTCAGTTCGCACACAGACACAGTATAAGCAAGAGTTCCTAGCGGACTTATTTACTGCTGATACAGTGTACGGCACAAAAGTTGTACGTCCGGGTTCTATCCAAGAACTTACTTCGTAAAACTTAACCACGGAGCACTCCTCTTTTATGGGGAGTGTTTCGTAACAACCGAGATTGCTCAATTAAGAGAATCTCATTTTTAATATAACTCGCTTAATAAAAGGAGAATGAGTATGAAAGACTTAACAATGTTTGACCCGTTTAAAAATTTAACTGTAGGATTCGATGATGTATTTGAACAATTATCTGACCTTACAAGATTTGAAGTACCAAAATATCCACCTTATAACATAAGAAAGACAGAGGGAAATAAGTATCAACTAGAGATGGCATTAGCTGGTTTCTCAAAAGTTGACTTAGATGTAGAGGTTAAAGATAATACTTTAACTATCTCTGGAAATAACTCTGACGAAGAGGATGGTGGTTTTGTATATAAAGGTATAGCACAGAGAGCATTCACTAGACAGTGGGCTTTAGCTGATTACCTTAAAGTATTTAACGCTAAGTTCAAGGATGGAGTTCTGATAGTAGATATGGAACTAAACCAACCTGAAAGTAAAGCAAAGAAAGTAGAAATAAAGTAATATGTATGTTTATAATATTACTAGCTATAGCTACTCTTTTTGTGGTCTTAGTACCTAAATAACTTTCACATATACAGCCCCCTTTAATTAGGGGGTTCTTCTATAAAATAAAATAAATAGGTATATATATATGAAATTAAGCAGAAAGAAAAGATTAGCATTAGCAGTATTAGCAATGCGTAGACGTTTAAGAAACCCATAGAGGAATAAATTATGAGTATAGATAGAGGTTATGGAATTGCTACATCTTCAGTGATAGCTGATAGCTATGACTTAGATGCTTTAATTACAGATACACAAGCAGCTAAAGTAGCAGCTCTAGCAGCCCAAGTAGCAGCCGAGGCAGCACAGACAGCAGCAGAATTAGCTGAAACCAATGCTGAGACTGCAGAGACTAATGCTGAGACCGCAGAAACTAATGCTGAAACTGCAGAGACTAATGCAGAGACTGCTGAAACTAATGCAGAGACTGCTGAGACTAACGCAGAGACAGCTCAAGCAGCAGCAGAGACAGCTCAGACTGCAGCAGAATTAGCAGAGACTAACGCTGAGACTGCTGAAACTAACGCTGAGACAGCTCAGGCAGCAGCAGAAGCTGCACTAGATACTTTCGATGATAGATTCTTAGGTACTAAATCTAGTGACCCTAGTTTAGATAATGATGGTGATGCTCTCTTAGAAGGAGCGATGTACTATAACTCTACTGATAATGATATAAGATTCTATAATGGTTCTTCTTGGGATGCTCCAGCTACAGACGCAGCTACTAGTGAAACTAATGCAGCCTCTAGTGCTACATCGGCATCTACATCAGCTACTAGTGCATCTTCTAGTGCTACTTCAGCAGCTAGTAGTGCTACTACAGCCACAACACAAGCTGCTCTAGCTACAACTAATGGTGCAGCTCAAGTTACTTTAGCTACAACACAAGCCACTAATGCTGCTACATCAGCTACTAGTGCATCTTCATCGGCTACTACAGCTACTACACAAGCTAGTGCAGCTAGTACATCAGCTACTAGTGCATCCTCTAGTGCTACTAGTGCATCCACTGCTCAGACAGCAGCAGAAACTGCACAGACCGCAGCTGAGACAGCTCAGGCAGCAGCCGAGGCAGCCTTAGATAACTTCGATGATGTCTATCT